CCGTCAATTGTTCTGCCGGAGAACTCGGTAGCCTGCCTGGTTATCAGCGAGGCAGTTTTAACGTTATTCGGAACAATGTCAAAGTAAGCTTTCTGCCCGGTGATATCCTCCACCAGAGCCTTAACCTTTGCTTTCATTTCACTGATTGAAATCATGTGGTAATCCTCTGATTGTCGTTAAGCCCCGAATAGCTGCAGCCAAGCAGGATTTCACCTTTATGCTTATCTGCAGATAAATTGTCGATTCCGTAGAATTTTTCTTTCCACCGAATAAGGCAGTCATCCGAAAGACCGGATAGATACCGGATAAGTACAGTAATCTGACCGCTCTGCACATCAATGCCGGAGCGCATCTGGTCACGTGTGGTAACCGACCTTACATTTGCCCAGACTGTTCCGGAGAGCTCGTAGTCGTCAAGACTGGTAAGGTTCCTTTCAGCCTTTGGTTCATAAATCTGTATACGTTCGTTTAAGGTTCCGGTTTCCATCAGAATGCCTCCTGTCTTGAGCCGAACAGCATGGAGCGCAGAGACAGAGTAAGAGACTTAAAGTCAGCTTCGGTCCGGTGCTCAAACATGTAGTTGACGGCATACATCACCGCTGCCTTGCCGTACTTCGAGCCGTAAAGAATCTTCACGTCATCAGTTCTTATCACATCCATGCAGAGTCTTTCAGCAGAGCCAATAAGAGAGCGAATCAGCGTATCGTCCTCGGTACCGTCAACTCTGAGGTAGTTCTTCATTTCCTTAAGGGTAATGCTCATGTCAAAACTCCAAAAAAGGCCTCCATCAGCAGAGAAAAACTCAGCTAAATGAAGGCATAAAAAAAGCTCCGTTATGGAGCCTTAGGGTTTCACGGTCTTACCGCCGGTGATGGTCATAATTTGCACCGCTTCCGGCAGGATTAACTTACCGTCCACTCGCTCTTTGGCCACATAGCCAATCATGCCGTTACCAGCAAAGAGCTCGGTTAACTGCTTGAAGGAGCGGGTACCACGGTCGCCGATGTTGTAGTAGCTGTAGTCACCAAAAGCAATCTTGCCTTCCGGGCAGAACGGTGAGGTGTACACATCGTAGCCTAAGAGCTTATCCGGTTCACCGGAAGTCAGTGCCGGCTGCCAGAGGTACACACCATTGTTGTCCTTAAGCTGTCTGATGGCAGCCACAGTCTTGTCGTGCATAATGAATTTTGCAGACTTGCGGTACGGACGCTTTAAGGTGTAAATAAGCTGCATAAGGTGGTCGGCTGTTACAGATGCGACAGACAAAGCAGCAGTACCACCGCCGGTTTCTGCAAAGAGACCGAGTGGCTGACCGCGACCGGTTCCGTTCAGGAATGCATCCTCTTCGGCGTTTGCGAGTGCCTTACCGAACTGGTCAATGATGTAGTTCTCCAATGGGAACTGCGCATCGTAGAGAAGTTCCTCGGTTACCTTGATGGCTACATGAAGCTTATGGGCATCAAGCAAAATCTGATCGAAGGTAGCCTCACCGAAGGACAGTGCTCCGCCTTCCTCAATCCATGCGGCAGCAGGTTTGGTGGCGGCAATGTTAATCTTGTGTTCGCCGGAGGTAGTGATGATGTTACCCAGAGAGCGCATGATGTTTTCTTCGGTAAGTACATCGATAAGACGGGAGTCATATTCCTCCGGAACCAGATAACCGCCGTCGGCATCCACACCTTCCTGCAGAACATTGGAAACCTGTTTGAAGTTGGAGCGCAGAGCCTTAAGCATTCCTGCCTTGTATTCATCAGAGGCACGACCGCGCTTTACCACAGAGTCAGTAGCAGGAGATACAGAGGCAGGCTTGGATGTAAGGGGCTGATTAACGGGACGGGAAAGTTCTGCATCAATTGCCTCCTGGCGTTCAAGTCTGGCAATCTCCTTGCTCAAATCAGTGATGTCCTGCTCCATGCGGGTGTACGTGGCATCATCCTCGGCGGTAAGAGTTCCCTTGTCGGTACGACGGGATTCCAGAAATGCCTTGGCGGCATTCCATGCGGTTGCTCGCTTTTCGCGAAGTTCATTTACAGTAGTCATAATTTCTCCTAGTTTCTGATAAGGTTAAGACGCTCCATCAAATCAGCGACGGAGCGTTCAGTATTGGTTGGTTTTGGTTCGGTCGGCTTAGCAGAGATGCGGCATCGGGCGGTCAGCTTTTCCATCAGCGAGTTGGTAACCTCTGCTCGGGAATAAGCCATGGCTGATGCTGTCTGTGGTTCAGCGTCCTCTAATGAGTCGCGTTGCAGGATCTCATCAGCAAATCCGAGCTCTACGGCCTTATTGGCATTCATCCATGTTTCCGCATCCATAAGCCTTGAGAGCTTGGCACGGCTGAGACTGGTCTTAAGCTCGTAAGCATTGATGATGGATTCCTTGACCTCTCCGAGCATGTCGATGGCTTTCTGCATTTCAGCAGTATTACCAAAGGCAAAGGTCATCGGATTGTGGATCATCAGCATTGAAACGGGGCTCATCATCACCCTGGTTCCTGCCATGGCGATCACCGATGCAGCCGAGGCGGCAATGCCGTCAATCTTCACGGTAACGTTTCCCTTGTAGTCGATGAGCATGTTGTAGATCTGAGCGGCAGCCACACAGTCGCCGCCGGGTGAATTGATCCACACGGTAATGTCCCCGTCGCCTGAGTTCAGTTCATCCTTAAATAACTGTGGTGTAACGTCATCATCAAACCAGCTCTCGCTAGCGATGGTGCCGTTCAGGAACAGGATCCTTTCCGGGTTCGGTACGTTTTGGTTTTGATCCTCCGGTGTCTCCGGTTCCGTCTGGTTCTTCCACTTCCAGAACTTTTTCATTGTTATTCTCCTTGTTTGCAAAAATTCCTGCGTCCTGCAGTTTGGTCATGTTTCCGTTGATGAGATACAGATTGCCGCCAAGCTCATCCGGAATGAGATCAAGCTGCTCTAAACTTCTGATATCATTGGCTGACATCCAGCCGTTCTGCCGGGCAATGGCATAACCGTTCATGCGGCTCTGGTAATCACCGCGAAGGAGTCCATCTACATTAAATTTCACGAAATAGTCAGGCTTTTCAGTCTCAGACAAAAGCACCCGGTTAAGTGATTGCTCCCAGCGGATAATCCAGGGCTCAAGGGTGTATTTCACGAACTCAAGAGACTGCTGTTCGATGTTGGAGAAGCTCGATTTCTCCAAATCACCAACCATGTGTGGCGGCACTCTGAAAATACGGGCTATCTCATCAATCTGAAACTTTCTGGTCTCAAGAAACTGTGCCTGTTCCGGTGAAATGGAAATCGGCGTGTATTTCATTCCTTCCTCGAGGATGGCCACCTTATGGGCATTGTTGCCGGAGAAACCTTTATTCCAGCTTTCGCGGATGGATTCAGGATTCTTTACCGTTCCCGGAAACTCCAGAATGCCTCCCGGAGTTGCACCGTTGGCAAAGAACCGTGCTCCATATTCCTCGGTGGCAATGGAAAGTCCGATGGCATTTTTAGCCATGGCAATCGGTGAGTAGCCCACCAGACCGTCAAAGCCAAGTCCCGGAATGTGCAGCACATCAGAAGGCTTTAGAGTTACATTGCCGGTCTTTCCTGTGTGGGCATCGGAATCCTGCATCTGGTAGCGATAGCAGATTTTTCCGAAAGCATCCCGGTCTACCGTCATGCGATTTGGCATCAAGGGATAAAGGCCGATAACCTCACCTTTGCCGTTACGGATAATCTGCGCGTAGGCATTACCCCAGAGCAAAAGATGCGTCATCAGAGTTTCCCGGAATACGAATGAGGTCATTTCGGGATTCGGCTCATCATGGAGAATGCGGTAGAGGGGATGTTTTAGGGCTCTTGTTTTACTGCCTTCATCCTGATTCTGATAAAGGTGAACCGGCAGACTGGCAATAGACTCTGACAGAATTCTCACGCAGGCATACACGGCTGTCATCTGCATGGCTGAACGTTCATTGACGTGTTTGCCGGAGGTGCTTCCTCCCATCATGAAACGGTAGCCGGAGCCGTTGAGACTGTTGGTGGCTTTTCGTTTTTTGAATAATCCGAATAGCATTAAACTCTCCTAGATAAATAAAATTCCACGTTCATCGTAAACAGACGAGGTATTGTCATTGCCGCATCGGATAGCACGATCAAGTCCCATGATGG